CCTGAACCTGTTTCATTTGATGCCATAGTAACTGTAAATGAATTTGCATTTGGTACTGAAATAACTTCATATGCAATGTCATCAAAATCAGCTGTTGTATATCCTGTCTCTCCTCCACCAGGTAATGATGTAGAACTAAATGTAAAGTAATCTCCAACCTCTAGTCCGTGAGATGTTTTGTTAACAGTTAAAGTTGCTGAACCTGTTGTAGATGAAAAGGTACAAGATGTAATAGCTGTATCTAATGGTGTAATGTCATAAAAGTCATCACCATAAAATAAAAACAAACCTTGAGATGTTCCAATGGCTGCATATTTCTCGCCGCTAATTGCTGCAAAAGTATGCTGGGCTCGAGCAGCGCCAGGCAATGTTTTATTAGCAACAGTTAATTGAGTCCAACCACCTATCTTTTCAGGTAAACCATATCTAAAACGAACAAAATCACCATCTATCCATTCGCCTTCTGCTCCTGATGCTGTTGCTTGTTTATTGAATCCTGGTTTGAAACCTAGTTTTTTTAAAGCCATAATAAACCATTATACTATTTTTTGGCCAAAAATATAGTCCATTCTAGCTTGGATATCAAATCATTTACGTAGACTTTAGTTAGTTTATTTTTATTTATGTATTGATGTAGTTCTTCTAAATCTAAAATAACCCATTTATCTTCCATTTCTAAAACCATTTTATCTGCTTGACTATCTGTTCTTCCGCTTTGGGCAGGTGTCCCATCAGAAAGAGTTATCATTTCTCTAACATCAAATTTATAAAAAGCATTTTTATCTTTTAAAATGCCAGCAATGTTCCAAGAAGTTTTTGTTTTAGGGTATTCAGCACCTGTTAAATTTTCACGAAATCTTTCAACAATATTAGACATAAGTAGTTACTAACATAAGTCTTATACCTTTTTTTGGATATAGTTGATAGTGTTTATGTGCATCAAAAGCAAATCCTTTATATTGTTCAAACATAACTTTTTTAATAATCCTATTATTTTTATTTAAAATAACTGTGTCGCAAGTAGGGTCTAAAGGTTTATTTAAACAAATTAAAACTTGTTTATGAGGGTATTCATGATCTACGTGTATATCACCTTTTCTATAACCATTATTGTAAGAAAAATTAATAGCCATTCTATGTATTTCTTTATAAACAAGGTTATTGTTTTTGATAAAAGAATCAAAAATATCAACAAAGCTATCTGTAAAATCAGACATCTTATAAGGTAAAGTATTTCTGTAATTTTTTCTTGATATTAACTGATGACATAAAACAGACCTGTTGTCATTTTCAGATGAATGTTTTTGATAATAAAATGCGATAGGTTTTGTATTAAAAACATTATCTATAAATAATTTTTGTTCTTTATTTAAGAAATTTTTATCTTCAATAAAAAACATTAGGTTATATTTATATTTATGTTTGATCTAATCTTAGTGTCTGTTTGTGCTACACTAGCGTGCCTTCTAAGACCATCAAATAACAATAATTGATTTTCAATGGATGGTATTTTTTCTTTAGTGTCTTCAAAATAAGTAAAACCATTATTAGTGTTCAAAGAAAATAAAGCAACTGTATGAGGATCATCAAAATCTCTATGCATTTCAGTATAAATAAATTTTTCTTTTCTTGTGTAAAAATTTAATTTAGCACGTATTAAATAATTAAAATTTAATTTACCTAATACAGGCATTAACACGCTATTAAAATAGTCACTTTGTTGTTTATTATTATTAAATAAATGATGTTGAAACATAAAATCAGAATGATCACTTTTAGATCCAACAATATCACTGTAATAAAGTGGGAAATTTGATTTAAATACAATATTTTTAATTTCATTAAAAATATTAGGTTCTAAAAAATCAGGTATTACTTTCATTTATAATTATAAGTTAAAGTTATTCTAGGAGACTTAAGTTTTTTCATAGGTGTTCCATGCTCAATATGACTTCTAAAAATAACAACACCACCTTCGACAGGTCTATAAGAACAAGTTAGAAAAGTATAATGATTATATAAATTATTATCTTCCGATTGTTCTGGGCTCATTTTCCAACCATTAGCGATATAATTATTGGGGTGTTTAAATACGGTTGGGACATCCTCAAAATTACTATCAACAAAAAAATTAGAAGAAATAGTAGCACCATAGTGAGTATGATATGGCTGATGTGTATTTACTCGATTGATAGCAAACCAACCCTCAAAAGGTTCAACAGGTTGAAAATTATGTAATTTAGTATATTCATTAACTTTTTCCTTTATCCAATCATTTAATTTTTTTATTTTTTTTTCATTATAATGTTCTTTATAAACATGTTCTTTTTTAAAGCTTTTAATATATTTAACAACATCTGTTTTTATATCTTTATAAAAAGGACAAACAGCAAAACCAATTACTGTAGGAAACCATTCATTAATTATTAATTCTCCTTCTTTCATTTTTTAACAAATTTTCCATTTCGATATGGTTGAGGTAGTCCAACAAAAGGTCTACCATCCGCAACAATATTATTTCTTTGTTTTGTGTTATAGTGTAAAAATACTTGACCACAAATATTACCTTCAAATTTATTTCTCCAATGTGGAATTTTTTCTCCTAAATATAAAACCATGTCTCCTGGTTTTAAATCAACTCTAACTTCATTTTCTAATTTAAAATAAATAGGCCAAGGATCACCTCCTAAATTTAACGTTGTTGATATTTCACATGCTATCCTATCTGTGTGTTTTTTTAATTCAGATCCTTTTTCATACAACCTTGTATAAGAATAACTAGGTATTAATTCCATTTCTAATACTTGTTCCATTTTTGGTTTTACTTTCATTAATAATGTTTCCATAGCAATATCTGAATAACAACTATAAACACCACTTACTTGTTTATCTTTAAAAGATCCCCATTCACTAACTTCAACAGATTCTCCTTTTTTATTTACAAAATATTTATCTTTTATCATTCTTTTATAAACATTAGCTTTTAAAATTAAATAATTAAAAATAAAATTTGCTAAATTAGGTTCTATGGCTTCTCTTATAATTACATATTTGTTTTCAAAAAGAATGTTAGGTAAAGTTATCACAGTTTTTATGCTCCTTTGGTAAAAATTGAAAATTCCAATGTATAAATCTAAACGGTTCTTTTCCATTATCTAAAGTAAATTCGTGTGGGAGCCATCCTGGAAAAACAATAACAGTGCCTGGTTTTATTTTACAATGAATAAAAGGACTAGAGTCTGAAACTTCATCACGTTTCTTTTGATCAAGTCTACTCATAAGAGCTCCTGGTCTTGGATCATGAAATACAGGAAAAGAAGTTTGATCAGAACATTTTAAAAAATAGAACCCTGATACGTGTTGGTTGTAGTGAACGTGCGTTTCATGGTGACCTCCTCCTTTTTTAGTAAACTCTTGAACCCAAAGTTCATTTAAAGTAGGTGTATAATTATTTACCTCATATCCTTGTACATTCATAAAATCTATAGAAAGCATTGTTATATACTTCATAAAATCTTCAAAAGATTCATCATCATATAATTTTGTTGAGTGAAAGGTCATACCAAAACCATCTCTATGTCTTTTTTTTGATGCTTCAATATATGGATCAGTTGCCTTGATTAAAGGCTCTATAAAATTTTCTGATTCAGTAAAAAAGAAAGGTGTTTTAAAATAATGTTCTATAAATATAGGTTTTTGATTATCTATGTCCATAAATTACCACAATTCCAAGCCACTAAACTATATCGAATTCCTTTCGTTACTGGTTTAACTCTATGCCATAAATAAGAAGGGAATACAACTAACGAGCCTCTTTTTTTCAATTCTTTACAATCAAGAATATGATTCTTTGTTGGAGTTAAAGGATTAGGAGAATAAAATTGTAAATTACCACCTTTAAAATCTTTTGGATCTGATAATAAAACAACCATTGATAACTTTCTTATTTTACCTTGTTTGCCTAGTTCAACATCATCGCCGTAAGGCTTGTTCCATTGATCTTGATGCCAATCATAAAATTTATTTATTTTATATCTTGTTAATTGTACCTGTTCAGTAAAATCAATTTGATAATTCCAACCAGAATTCTTATTGGCTGTATCTAAAAATTTCCATAAAAGTTGATAAATATTTTGATCATCTAAAAATACAACGTCCGAGTCTCTTGTTTTTTTAATTATTTTTGTTTCTTTATCGTTTAAAGGAATCTTATCAATATTTCTACTTCCAATTGTGCCTATGGTGCCTAAATTATATTTTAAATTAGATCCTAAATTAATAGCATAATCACATTGTTCATTTGTAAAACCATCTTCAAAAAACCAATATAAATTGGTACTGTTTAAATTATGCATATGTAAACCCCATACAATAAAAATAATTTATTTGGTCAGATTTATTATCGGTTATTGAATAATGTAAACAAGATGGAAAAATATAAAATTCATTTTCTCTTACGTCTATTTTATAAGATCTTCCTGCTCTTCTGTTGTCGTCATAGTAAACAGTTAAATTACAAGGAGATGTTTTAAGAGCATAGATAACTGTATAATCAGGAGAATGTTTTAGATCAACAGGATTAACTATACCTCTACTAAAATAATTTTCATTTGGATAAAGAACATTGCACCACTCTATCTCTTTAGAAAAAGAATAAATTTTAGAATTATTAATATTTTTAATTAATTTTAGTTGAAAATGATCTTTTATATAATCATATATTTTATATAAATCTTGAGAATGCTCTATGTAATAATCTTGTTCTGTATTTTTATATAAATTTTTTTCTACTTCTTTACTAAAAATCATGTCATGAATTAATTCTTTTTTATTTATTTCATAATCTTTTGGTAAATTTAATTCACCATAGTAAAAATTAGTTTCTGATAAATGTTTAACTTTCATATTTTTCTTGACGTTGGTATCATGTATTTTAACTGTTTATTTGAAGAATTCAATGTTAATTTTTCAAAAAAACATATTAAAGTTAGTCTATCTTCTCCTGTGTTATTGATATGTGCAGCATGATGGCTAGCACCATCAAATAAAACTAATCTATTATATATTCCTTTTATATTAATTGTTTCTTTAAAATTACAATTATGAAATTTAATATTACCTTTATCTCCATATGCTTTAGACTCTTTATAAAAATTTTTACGATTATATATAGAAGTACCTATATCTAAATTTTTGGATAAATATATAATAGCTGTAAATTCAACAGAAGAATCTTGATGGACCCAACCGTCATTTTTAAGTCCACTAGGAACTTTTTGAAAAAAAGCAGAATTAAACCAAGATATATTTTCCCAATCATTTGGATAAAGCAATGCTATTATTTTATTTGATAACCAATTAAACAAATTAGCATCAACTTGATGTAAACCAACCGATCGGGTTCCTGGATAAAATTGTCTTGATTCAAATTTTAAATCTTTTGATATTTCAACAACTTTATCAGGGTCATTAAAAAAATCATCTACACAGATTGTAGGCCACATCATAATTATATTCTTTCTTAGAAGTTTTTATATTATTCTTTTCTTATCCAAGATAAAGTATCTTCATCCCAATAATATTCTTCACTATCTAAATTTTCTGGAGCAACAGTAGGATAAGCTACTGGAGCATTCCAAGTTTTTCCACTTCTTGTCCAAGAAGGATAAGGTTGTGGTGGATAAAACAAATCTTCATCAACACTATATGTAAAACCTTTTCCAGCGCTTCCTCTATCGCTAGTTACTTGTTTCCAAGTAGGCCAATTATTATGTGTTTGTAAATGTGCTATACCTGCAGCTTCAGAAACTGCAACTTCATCATTCACAGCAACTATGTTTAAAACTTCATTATTAGCACTAAGTTTAGCAAAAGTTTTCATTATGCAGTAAAGGTCCCTGGCCCTGTAAAGTAGTGAATAGTATCAGAACCACTAGTTACTGTAGTTCCACCTGACTGAGAAGAACATGCGCTACAAGCTGTTGTAAGTTTAATCATAATAACACCTGAACCACCTCTTCCTCCATAAACGTTAGGTCCGTTAGGTCCGCCGCCTCCGCCGCCGCCTAATCCATTTGTTCCAGGTTGTCCTGGTGAGTGACCTGATGGTCCAGCATTTCCTCCGCCGCCTGGGCCGCCTGTTCCGCCAGCTCCTCCCGCGTTTCCTCCTGCACCGCCTCCGCCAGCAAAAGTTGTTCCGCCTGGATATCCTGGATAAAAAGTTCCTGAAGGTGATCCTGGTCCGCCGTGGCCTGGTCCTGGAGATCCGTTTCCTCCTGCACCGCCAGCGCCGCCGCCTCCGCCGCCTTCTGTGTAAAATTGTGCTTCTGTTCCACCATAACCACCTGGGTTTCCTTGTGGTGGTGATACAGGTGGTACGTTTCCGTTTCCTCTCTGTCCTGGAGGGCCTCCGCCGCCACCAGAACCACCTGGTGTATTTGTTGTTCCTCCACCAGCAGAAGTTATAGTATCAAAAATTGAATCTCCGCCAGGTGTTGATGAAATTCCTGGAGAGTAAGAATCAGAACCATTATTGTTTCCTCCAGCTCCTCCAGAGCCTACAGTAATTGTATATGCTTTACCTGTTGTAACTTTATATGTTTTGCAATTTAATATTCGGAAACCTCCGCCGCCACCGCCGCCAGAATCAAATCCTACTTTTGACCCTCCGCCACCTCCAAGTACAAAATACTGTAAGAAGTAAGGTTTGCCACCTTTACGTTGACCAAATGCTCCAGCTGAGCCTGCTCCGAATGAACCAATAATTGGCATCTTTCTATATTCCTCCTATTACGCGAATTGCGTTTGAGAAGCTAAAACAGTAAATGTTGCAGCTCCTGTTTTTATTACCGTGTAAGTATAAATATCTGTGCTACTAGCATTACCTGAAGTTGGTGCTGAACCGCCTTGCCATATTGGAGTTACTGCACTACCATCAATTGTAACAGCTGAATTGTAGTATGCAGTTCCACCTTGAGGTACCATATGAGCAATAGTTTGTGATTCACCAGTATCCATAATTGAATCTAATGAATTAGAACCATCGCCTCTAATATTTAGCGTCCAGTTTCCTGAAGCGTCTGTAGTATAATTTAATACTGCTTGTGTAATTACATCATAGTCAACTGTACCAGTTGCTGCTGTTGCTGCAGTTGTAACTTTTTCAGCAATTGCATTAATTTTACCAATACCATTAAAAGTTGCTCTACCAATTCCTTTTGGTGTTAAATTTAAATCAATATTTGTATCATCACCTGTAGCAGAAATATTTGGAGTTCCTGACGCTGCTGCGTTAGTTACTGTTATTTCATTTACAGCTGAAGCTGTTTTAGCAAATTTAATGTATTCATTGTTTGAATCATCTTCTAATGCTCCAGTGTCATCAATGATAACGTCATTACCATTTGTATCTAATACAGCTGATAATTGTGGTGAGTAATCAGATGAAAGATCTGTGAAACCTGTATCAACAACGTTAGTACCATCAGAGTAAACCATTTTTTTAGTTTTTTCTGTAGCACCCCAAGTAACTCCTGTACCTGATGAAGTTTTAACAGTTACTGTGTATGCACCGACTGTTGCATTTTCAATTACGTAAGTTTTTTCAATTGAATCTGGAACTACTACGTTAACAGCTCCTGCAATTGTACCAGTTAATTTTAATACTTGGTTTTTACCGTTTGATACAGCACCGTTTGTGAAAGTTAATGTTGCACCAGAAGTTACACCAACGGCTTCATAACCACCGATAGCTTGTTCTAGAATTAATAAGTTTGTGTTTGTAATTTGACCCCAAGTTCCTGAGTTTTCCCCAGTAGCCTGAATCGTTAATTTCAAATCAGCAGAAGTTGAATTTGCCATAATTTTTTATCCTCTTGTTTTGTATTTTTATTAAAATTTGACAACAGTGTCAAACATTATTTTTTGCTTATTTTAAGCGGCGGTGTCAACTTCAGTCCATGTAGAAGTAGTGCCCGTATTTACTTCATTCCAAATCAAATTATATACAGTTCCAACTGAGAAT